TCACGGTCTTCTGGGCGTTGATGCCTCCAGGATCGAAGATCGGGTAGGCCCCAGGCGTGACCGTCATTGCGGGATCCGAATGATGGCACCGACGACAAGCTCCTGTGGATACCAAAGCTCAGGGTTGGCGTCAGCGATACGCCACCAGTAGCTGGGCACGCCGTAGATCTTGGCGGCGATTATGTCGAGCCGATCTCCCTCCAACACGGTGTAGTAGCTAAAGTTGGTCACCAACAGGTTGGGAGAACCAGAGCGGTAGACCGCCTGAGTCTTGTCACCATCACTCGTAGTCACCGGCACCACCGGCTGGCCCATGTAGCGCGAGCCGGTGACGATCATCCTCTGAACGCCTTCGGGTTGTTGAAGCCGGAGGGTTGTCCTGGAGCAATGATGGTGCCGAACTGACCCCTGTCGTTGACCAACGGGTTCATCACGTCAGCACTGGACAGGTTGGGCAGGTACATACGCATGATTGAGATGTCACATGTCGCCTCGATGGGAACCATGTCCTTGGAAAAAAGCGTGTAGCTGTAGTTGAAGGACGCGATCAGGCCCTGGAACTGATAAGAGTTAGACCCGCCCAGTACAACCTGGAGAGGCATTGCCTGTGGTGGGCGATCACCGGCTCCGTAACTACCAAGACCAGTGTTTCCTTTGAGCTTCCCCTTACTGTTGGGATAATCAGCCTGGGCGTCGTAGATCCCCATGAGCCGTTCCATGGCCCGGATGTCCCAGCGGCACCCGATGTCGGAGGGACCACCCGTATTGCCATTCCTGGGATGGGGGTTCTTGAAGCCCCCCATGAATACCTCGTACATACGGTTAAAGATCAAGCTGAAGCTGATGGTCTGGTTTTGTATCCAGTAGGGACCAGCCTGGAGAGCCGTGGGATCGGTCTGAGAGGGCGCAGACGCATCCGTAGTGATAGAGCAGTCGGTGGCGACGGTCTGCGGATTCATCATGAAGTAACAGGCGAACGGCCCACCGCTACGCTGCTTCAGTACAGCCTTGAGTGGATCACCGGTTGTACCGGTGTCGGTCAGCAGTTCCATTATTCCGCCCCGCACCAGGACGTCATTAGGCATGTAACCGAAGGCACCCGAAGACGTACCAGCTACTGTCTTGCCAGCAAACTGAGGCGAGAACGGCAGATTATTACGAGGATCAGGTAGATCCTGAAGAGCGAGATTCGTGGCCGCTTGCTTGCCAGCCGCCGTGGAGGGATCAGGCAGACGTCCAACCTGAGGGAAGGACTTGCCCCCACTGGAGCCTTGTTGACTGCCATTGCCAGCACCCCCAGCACCAGCAGTCCCAGTACCGGCAGTTCCACCACCCTGAGGTCGTTTGACCCCCCGGAACGGTTCAGTGGCGTCACCCTTCAGATCCAACGGCCACATCCTGACCACTTGCCCCGTGTAGGGAGCCTCGATCATCATCCCCCCACCGGCATACATTCGGACGTGCGCGTTCTCCCCACTGTTACCCGGCGCGAAGTAGAGGACGAGATCCCCTACCTCCAACAGACCAGCCAACTGGGCTGAGGTGGGCTGACCTGCTAGAGGATTGATCGCGTCGTAGAAGGTGGAAAGTGTCGTCTGGTTGTTCCACTGGGCTGTGGTGTCGCGCCCGATGTCCAGGTGTGGACCCTGAGCGTACGAGTAGGTCATGAGGCCGGAGCAGTCAAACGTGTCCGGTCCTTGGGTGCCGTACACGTAGGGCTTGTTGAGTTGCTGTTGAGCTACCTGATATGCCAGATCACCCGGCTTTGCTGTAGGAGCAGTCGGTGCCTGAGATGCGGATCCGGACGCGAAGTACGAGAAGGACACTTACTGACTCCTGGCAGCGGCGAGAAGCTGAGGCTTGGAGATGGCCTGGACGAACTGGTTGGCTATGTCCTCCATGTCTTTCTGAGAAGAGGTGGCAGGAACTTGCAAGACGACCGAACCAGCCTTGAAGTTCAGGTGAACAGTGGTGCCCCCGCCACTGGCACCACCTCTGTTGTAAGGAGTGCTGCTGTAGTTATCAGCAGCCGGGACCACCGCTTCGCCCCGGTGGAGCATGGCAAGCTGAGTGCGATCAACCAACTGAGTACCGCGGGCGTAAGGCTTATAGGGTCCACCTGCGGCGATGGAAGCGACTCCGGGAACATTACCGATCCCTTGGTATCTCGATTCGATGTACTTGATCCCAGCAGCGATGTTGGAGACCGGGTCCAGAATGTTCGTGTTGTAGCCAGGCATAGCGTTCGACTGGAAGGTGGACGGGATCAACTGCATCAGACCCTGAGAGGGGTGACCAGCGGCAGCGTTGCTATCAGTCAGATTCTTGGCGTTGGGGTTACCTGAGGACTCGTGCTGGATGATGAGGTTCAAGCCACTGCTCCAGTCGGAGCCAGACACACCGGCTACCTGCATAGCTTTGGAAATCCAGGAGGCCACCGAGCCAGTAGGGGGCGAACCCGTCGCCCCAGCCCCACCTGAACCAGGGGATGCACCACCGGCTCCCGTACCACCAGAGCCAGTAGAGGTAGATGAGGACTTCCCGCCCTGGGTGGCGAACATGCCAGACAGGTCGATGGGACCGGTGGTTGAAGCCGCGTACTTCCAGGCGTAAGCACTCTGAGGAGTCGGGGCAGTAGGGGCGGTCGCAGCAGGCGAAGTGGACTGGACAGTCGTAGGAGCCGCTCCCGGTTTAGCTCCCTTAGCCGTGATGGATGCCAGAACGGAGTTAGCAGAAACAGGACTGAGCAGATTGCTGAGAGCAGTGTTCGGAATATCAGTCGGCTTGCTCATGAGCATTTGAGCAATGGAATCGGTACCGAACCCGTGCCCACCTGACTTGGCGGCTAGACCAGCGGACTGACGCGAGAGGCCACCTCCACCCATCATCCCTGGAGTGACGACTTGTTCACCGCCATGAACAACAGCAAGCTGGGCTTCGTTAACAGGCCCCGGCACCGGCCCACCGGACTGGAACATGTGGAACAGCTTGCTCGCCACGCCGAGACCTAGACTGGCTCCCGGTATCATGTTGGTGAGAAAACTGGCGGGGAGCTTAGCGGCACCGCCGATCCCACTACCGAGAAGACTGCCCAGTGGGTTCACCAAGTTGAGCAGCTTGGTGGCAGCCTCGTTCAAAGTCTTCGCTGCACTGGCGATACCAGGCTCTGCTCTGGACTCCATCTGTGACTTCGATGACTGAGCCTGTAGCTGGGCGTAATAAGGGGTGTCAAGGCCAACCGCCTTGGCACCCTTGGGAGTGCCGACGTCAGGCATGTCTCCCTTGTTCTGCTTCATCGCTGCTTGACCCTTGGGGCCTAACCGGGTTTGGGCGTACTGCATGAAGCCGTAGTACGCATCACTACCCGGCGTGATACCAATAGCTTGCAGGTTCACCTGGCCGGGAGCACCAGGCTGCATCATGGCCTCAAAGGTCTTGGCATCGATACTGCCACCCATGGTCAGCCGGTTGAAGATCTGGGCGTACTGCTGTTCAGGCTTCAGTAGTTGCCCACCTGGGCGCAGGTTCAGACCCACACCCAAGGCCGCATTGAGTGTCTGAGGCGCCTGCATCTGGTTCTGAGCCGCCATGGCGCCTTGACGAGTCATGCCAGGCACCAGAGTCATGAGTTGGTTCGCGCCCTGCTGAACCGTGCTCCAGTTAGCAGTGCCGGGAGCCACGCCCATATTCATGGCGGCGTAGTAGTTGGCCTGGGCGTAGTCCCCTGCGCTCTGTGCAAGCGTGCCTTTAGGAATGACGTACATGCTCTTGGCACTGACCCCGAAGGAAGGGCCAAGCATCTGTCCGATGGTGGCGCCCTGCACCGCCGTCGAGATCATGCCACCAACAGCACCCGATTGAACGGCGTTAGCCGCACCACCAGCCAAGGCCGGTCCCAGGGTGGTGGCAGCCTGACCCCAGAGACCGCCCCCGCCAGCCGGTTGTTTGACTTGAGAGGCATTCTGCTTGACAACGGCGTCGGCAGGAGTGCCACCCGGCATCTCCTGCGCGTTCTGCCTGGCCGGATTTATGTTCTGGGCAGTGTTCGGATCCATCCCGGACAGGGGGGTGGATGCACCCGTGTTACCGGTGGGTGCGTAGCGACCCGGCACCCACAAACCACCAGTGGCACCAGCACCAGCCGCTCCGGTTTGCCCACTCGCACCGCCCCCTCCAGGAGCAGCCATGGGCTGACCGCCACCACCCATACCCCCGCCACCACCTCCTCCACCCGGACCAGCCGTCTGGACCTGCTTCATCTGCGACTGAAGATTGCTCAGCTTGCTGGTCAGGTCAGTGACGGCTGAGGCGATCTTGCTGATGGACGCGGCTGAGGTCGTACCCAGACTGGTGAACGCAGTCTGTACCCCGGTCAGGCTCCCGACGATCTTGTCAATGGCCGCGGCAAAGTCCTTTGGACCTTTGCTGTCAAAAAGACCTACGCCGTAGCCATTAGCCATTTATTTCGCCTAGTGCAGGACAACGTCTATCCAATGACGACGTTCAGGGAAGGACATGGACTTGATTTCGGACAGAGTCCAACCAGGGAATCGCTCTGCGATCCGTTGATACTGGAGATAGAGAAGATCGAGGGAGGTGAGGTCGTTAACGAAAAAGATCCACCAGAGATACGGTGTACTCCCCCTCCTGACCGCATTCCAGGCATCTCACCTCCACCTTCTCCATGACGGGACCGGGTTGACCATCAGCCATGGCCTTGGTGATCGAGCGACGGTCAGCCATGCTTATCTTCTGAGCCATAGGACCGGGCACCGGCTGACCATCGATGGAGCGGAGGCTCCGGTTAATGGCGATGGTGACCTCTTCCGGACCCGTACGAGTGCCATCACCCACCATCTCTAACTGCACGGCACCGCTCAACAGATGTACCAGGGCCAGGTGACCGTTTCGCAGTGGCACTTCCACATCCTGGACCATCGGGTTCTCCAACTTGTGGACAGGGACACTGTCCAAGTCGATGATGGTGCCGAAGGTCTGACCGCAGAACCGACAAGGAAAGTCGGGCACCTCCCAGTCGTTACCGAAGGTGAGGGTGCGAATCTTCAGCATGAGGTAGGCCCGATCACCGGAGAGCATGTCAAGCAAGACGTCTGCCCTCACCGGATCAAAGAGACCTACTGAAAGCACACAGCGCTTGAGAAGAAGGTCCACCACCTTGGGGATGTTCACGGTGGGACTGCGTAACTCGCGGGCCATGGCCTCTTCATCCGAGCCATTGATCTCGCGTATACGGGCTTCGGTGTGGAGCACTCCATCCGAATCCAGGTAGCCACCTGGGAGCACCACCGTGTCAGCCGGAAGCGATCCCATAAGAGGGATGGGTGGCTTGGTGAGCTTGGCAGCCAGATCGGTGGCGAGTTCCGGCTGCCTGACCGCCTCGATTACTTCAATGTCGGGATCGCTCATGGCATCTGCGAAGAGCCGACGAACGAACCCGGATCCTGATTGGCGGTGATGACAGCCCAGCCTTCGTGGGCCAGGGTCAGGTTCTCGATGAACACTGCGTTGCCTCCGGCCTCCAGGTCACTGAAGCTGTAACCCATGGGCCATGCGTTGTACACGGCGAAGCGCGCCTTGATCGGTGGCGGCTTGTCCACTCCAGCGGCATATCCAGTCGCCGTGATCGGGTGCTCCAGGATGTCGATGGTGACTCCCACCCGGAAGTCAGTGGTTGCACTACCGAAGCCAGACCCGATGGCAACGCTGAAGATCTGCGTGAACCATGTATAGATCTCACTGGTGCCGATGTTGCTGGTGACACCATCCTCGATGGGTGCAGCCATAAAGCCGCGGGTCATGGTCAGAGGCCCAAAGTCAGACTGTCCGGGCATCTTTCGCGTGGTGGTGTTGTTGCCGCCTTCCCGGTAGGGGATGACCTCGTTGTTGACCGACAGCCCGGATACTGCCATGAAACCCATGCGAGCCAAGTTCTTCAACGGATTGCTGGGGTGGTTGATCTGCACCCGATAGCGGAAGTTCCGCAGTGGGTCAGAGTTGAGTCCTCTATTGCTAGCTGCCATGTGTGTACTCCTTACGTGGTGGAGACAGAGATGCTCTGACCGCCCGCCCACTGACTGACGTTGATGATGACGAACTCAGCGGGGAACTGAAGAGCAACGCCGACTTCGACATTGACGATGCCTTGCTGGATCGAAGCCAGCGTGTTGTTGGTGCTGTCACAGGTCACGAAGAACGCTTCTCCGGCGCTCGTTCCCTGAAGACCACCGCTCTGCCAGAACTGAGCCAGGAACTGAGTGAGGACCGAAGTGATCTGGTTCCATAGGACGAAGTCGTTCGGCTCAAAGACAGCGAACTTAGTCAACGCCACCATCTGAGTGGACAGGTAGATCAACGAGCGCTCAGTGTTGACATACCGGGTGATGAGATATGGCGACAGTGTGCGCGCTCCCCACACCACGATGCCGGAGCCAGGCACGGCGATGATGCAGTTGACGTTGGCCTGGGTCAGGTTGCCTTGGTCAGTGTTGGTGATCGAGGTCTCCAACCCGTAGGCCCCGAGCAAAGTGGCACCAAGACCAGCCGGGGCCTTGGCGACTCCTCTACTGGCGTCGGTGGCGACGTACAACCCGGTGACGAATCCACCCGGTGGAACCATGCGCGTGATCCCAGGCTGTGGTGAATATGGATCACCGATCTGAACCTGGGGGTAGTACACAGCCGCCTGGGCGCTAGCGGGAAGACCTGAGGCGCCCTGTACCCAGGAGACCATACCGGAGGGACTCAAACCAGGCGGGCAGTCCACTACTACAAAGCCATTGCCGCGTCCCTGGGCGTAGGCAATCACGTTCGACAGGTCAGCCGCGGTGATCATGCCTGGCATGTTGATAACGAAGGGCTGGTCTGGCATCTGGTCCAGTTGCTGGAGAGCCGTCAGGATGTCGGAAGAGGCGATAGCCGTGCCGTCACTGCCCTGAGATAGCTGCACGGTGGCAGCCGTATTGGCGGGGTTGTTCGCCGGGGGAGCCGTCGCTGAAGTCAGATCCTGAAGCCGGATGTAGTTGGAACCGGAGAAGGCACTGTTGACGATATTGATGGCGTAGTTGTTCTGACCCAGGTTGGTGGACCCTGGCACCATCGACAGGTTCTGCCATGTCTCGACTACGTTCTGCGGACCGTTGCCCTGGTACTTGACCTGGATGGTGAAACTCAGATGATTACCGGTGGCGTCCAGGATGGTGCCAGGCAGGATGTCGATGTAGAGGTTGTTGCCCCACAGACCAGGGTTCGCAGCCGAGATCTTGAGAGTGGGAACACCGCCCACCGGACTAGTGGCCTGGTCATTGAAGCTGTGG